TTATTTAGATTGTCTTGATTTCGTACCGGATGACATCATAAGATCATTTGAAGAAATGAGAATTAGAAAGCCTAAACGATATGAGAATATTGTAATGGGTGGTTGGCTAGATAAAGCAGAAGGATGTGTTATTGAGGATTGGAAGATTGGGCCATTTGATGATTCCCTTCCGTCAGTCTATGGGATGGATTTCGGATACGTAAACGATCCAACTACATTAGTTAAGATTGCTACAGATGATAATAACATCTACACCGAGTTAAAACTTCATAGAAAGGGAATGAGTACGCCCGATATAATTACTTTCCTAGATGCAACGGTTACTAAGAATGATTTAATATTAGCTGATTGTGCTGAACCTAGATTAATTGAAGAGTTACAGATTGCAGGCTTTAATGTTGTTGCGTGTCGTAAAGGTCCCGATTCAATTAAGAACGGATTAGCCCGACTAAACGAAAAGACTATAGTTAGTAGGTCTGAAGATGTAGAGATGCATAGAGAGCTTAACAATTATGTTTGGAATGATAAGAAAAGTAATACTCCGATTGATAATTGGAATCATGTCATTGATGCGTTGCGTTATGGCTATGATGAATTAGTTCAAGATAATAGTTTTTACTTCGTTTAAATTAGTATATTTGTAAAAGCTGGTGGAGCAGTCAAAAAAAAATTAAACCCCTGAAGGACTCCACTCTTGATGGGGTTATTTTTTTATCAATATATTATGGAGAATTTAATATTACAAGGTATTTCGATTGAGTCATTAAAAGTAATAATAGAAGAAAGTGTCAAAAATGAATTAGCAGTTTTTAAAAAAGAGCTTCAAGCCAATGAATCAAATGAAGAATTATTAACAAGAACTGAAGTGTGCGAACTATTGAAAATTGACTCATCAACTTTATGGCATTGGACTAATAAGGGGAAAGTCATCTCTTACAAAATATGCAATAGGGTTTACTATAAGCGTTCAGAAATAATGAACTCTTTTAAATAAATATTAGTACATTTGAATTCTGCTTGAAGATAGACGGTGATAAAGTTAATACAGTTAGCTTGGAGGATGTTAGAAGGTCATTAGATATGGCATCACAGCCGTAGGTTCGAACCCTATAAATCATTCCTCTGTAAAAGGACAGAATTAAACCATTCATTTACTTGGGTGGTTTTTTTTATTCCCTAAATCCTAATACTTAATAAAAAATATATAACTTTGTAGATAACAAATTAATTGGCGATTAAGTTCGCCCCTAATTTAATTGAATGAGCATACTTGATAAGTTTCTTAACATTAAAAAGAAGAATGATATAATCACTCTTTTTGAAAAGTATGGACACAAGAACGCCAGCCTAACCAAAATCATTGAAACAAGTTATGAATCAAACGTTGATGCTTATTCTGTTGTCAAAAAGATAGTAGATGTTTACGTTGGCTCTAAATGGATAGTCGAACAAAACGTTGGCGGTGAATGGGAAGAGGTCTTAGATACCACCGTTCACGATCTAATGAAGAACCCGAACATGACAAAGGGTTACACTTGGAAAGACATAGACGAACAATTAGCGACTTATTTACTTACTTCTGGCAACTCTTATACGTTAGGTACTGAGCTTAATGGAAGGATTGAAGAAATTGACATCCTACCAAGTAATCATATCGAGATAGAATCCAATGAAGATTTCTTTTTACCTAATCTTAAATATAAATTTGAGATAGGGAAAACAAAAAGAACTTATGATGTTGAAGAATTAGAACACATAAAACTATTCAATCCATCTTATCAAACAATAGAAGAGTCCTACAAGGGCTTATCGGTGTTTCAAGTCGCTGCTAATGTAGTTCAAGTAGGGAATGATAAGTGGGATGCACAAGCGCACCTATTACAAAATCGGGGTATGGCTGGTATGTTAAGCGATCAGTCAAATAGACCAATGACTGAACCTGAAGCATTGCAAGCGCAAATTTCATTAGACAAAAGAATTAAAGGCACTTCAAATTATGGGGGCGTAGGTGTTACCAATAAGGATTTGAAATATATCCCAATGGCCATGAGCGCAACCGACCTACAATTAGTAGAAAGTGGTGTTATTACCCTTAGAGCTATGTGTAATGTTCTAGGATTAGATAGCTCACTATTCAATGATCCAGCAAATAAGACTTTTAACAACAGAATAGAAGCTGAAAAAGCAATGTTCACAAATGTAATCATTCCTTTATCTGATAAGATTGCAGCAAAACACACTAAATACATCGTTAAGAATCATTATCCAGATGGTAACTACCGAATGAGAAAAGATTTCTCTGAAGTTGAGGCGTTACAATCAGATAAGAAGCAAGAAGCCGAAAAGGATAAGATAGTTATGGAGGGCGTTAATATCGTTTTAATGATGCCAATTGATAAGGATAGTAAGATAGCTTTATTAAAAGAAAACTATGATTTAAGCGAAGAAACAATTAATGCACTAAACAAACAAAAAGATGAACAACCTATTCAAGACTAAAAATATATCATTAGAAATTAAAGACATTGATACTGCTGGTAGGCGTGTTAAGATGGCTTTGTCTAGGTTTAACAACATAGATTCTGATGGTGACATTATTATAAAGGGTGCGTTTGCTAAGTCTATACAAGAACGTGGACCAGATAGCACAAGTAATAGAAAGATTAAGTTCTTGCGTTATCATGACTTTGAGCATCAAATAGGAACATTTAAGCAATTGGAGGAAACTAATGATCATTTGATTGCTTACGCTGACTTAGGACGAAGCACAAAAGGTAATGATGCTTTCCTTGATTACCAAGATGGTATCATAACGGAACACTCAATAGGGTTTCAGATGATAACTGATAAGATTGAATTAAGAGGTGATGGAACACAACTATTAAAAGAGGTTATTCTATGGGAAGGTTCAGCGGTTACATTTGGAGCGAATGCAGAAACACCACTTTTAACAGTATCAAAAGGTAATAGTGTTGAATACTTAGAGCAACTAAACAAAAAGATGTTTGGGTTAACCAACGCATTAAAGAACGGGAAAGGAACGGACGAACGTTTAGAAGAAATTGAAATGAATTTAAGAGTATGCCAAACTAAATACAATGATGTGATTAATTCACTTATGGTAAAAGAGCCAGCGAAAGTTACTCCAGAACCAAAGCCGAATGCGCACGATGATTTCTATTTAAACTTATTAAAACAATAATTAACTAATTAAAAAAATAACAATGAAGAAATTTAATTTATTCTTAGAAAGCAAAAGTATTTCTACAGAACAATTCAAGGAAAAAAGTGCTGAAGAAATTGCAGGGCTTTACAATGAGTACAATGAAAAAAATGCAACTGATTTAGCTACTTTAGTTGAAAAAGGTCAAGAAGATAATGTTGAAGCAATCAAGTCTTTGAAAGAAGAAATGGCTGCAAATCACATTTTACAATCTAAGTCTTTAAACGAAACTTTAAAGCAATACGGTTTACAAATCAAGAAACTTTCTGAACAAGAAAAAATTGATGGTGCAGGTGTTGTTAATTCTGTAAGAAAAGGATTGGAGTTAAACAAAGAAGGTTTAACAAAAGTTAAAGGAGATAAAAATGCTTCTATGAACTTTAAGGCTGCTGGAACAATGTTAATTTCAACAAACGTTTCAGGTGGTAATGTACCAGTTGAGCAACGTCTTTCAGGAATGGATGCGCTTGCTTCAAGAAGAATCAGATTACTAGATGTAGTTACAAGAGGTTCAGCTGAATCAAATGTGATTTCTTGGGTATCACAAGTTAACAAAGATGGTTCTGCTGGTGGAACTGCAGAGGGAGCTTTAAAGAATCAAATTGATTTTGATTTAGTTGTTGTTTCTGAATCCGTAAAGAAAAGAACTGTTTACATCAAAGTATCTGATGAAATGGTGGATGATATTTCTTTTATGGAAGCTGAAATTAACAATGAGTTAATGAGAGAGTTATTAAAAGATGTTGAAGATCAAGTTTATCAAGGTGATAATACTGGTTCTAACTTAAACGGTATTAAGACGGTTGCTACAGCATTTGCTGCTGGAACTTTTGCCAATACAGTTGATAATGCTAATGCTGCTGATGTGTTAACAGTTGCAATGAATCAGATTCAAGTAGCTGAACAAGATGATGCAAATTATACTTTTGTTCACCCTAACACAATTACTGCTTTAAAATTGATTAAAACATCTACAACTGATAGACGTTACATTGATAGATTAGCAATGGTTGCAGGTCAGCTTAGTTTAGATGGTATGGCTTTAGTTCCTACGACTTTAGTAACAGATGGTGAGTACTTAATCGGAAACTTTAGTTCTGCTACTGTTTACGATAAAGGTCAAATTAGTATAGAGGTTGGAAGAGAAAACGATGATTTCACTAAAAATTTAATTACAATCTTGGCAGAATGGCGAGGTCTATGTTTAGTTAAAACTAACAAACGACCTTCATTTATTGCTGGTGTATTCGCAACAGATGCTGCTGCATTAGAGACTCCATAGTCTTAAACACAAATCAAACAGCCCACTATTAAATTAGTGGGCTTTTGGTGGTAAAAGCCAATACTTATGGAAAAGAAGAAACTTAAAAACAAAGCGGTTAAGAAAGAAACTATTGATTTAAGTAGTTTACCTAGTCAAGTTGATATTATTGCTTTAAAAGATAAGCACATGAAACAAGGTGGAACTTATAACGTAACAAAAGAAACTGCAATTTTGTTAATTAACAAAGGAGCTGCAAAACTTAAATAAATGAGTATAGTAGTTAATACCGATTTCACAGGAGAATATAACATTTCAAAAAATTGTTATGATCAGATTGATTTTTATATTGAAAAATATGAGAAGAAATACCTATTAGGATTATTAGGTGCTGAACTATACACTTTATTTATTGCTGATTTAACTGCTACTAATCCTCAAATACCACAAACGACTAGATTCTTAGATATATTCAATTCATTTAATATAGATGAAAGTGTTTGTATTATAACTAGCGAAGGAATACGCAAGATGTTAACGCAATTGATTTACTTTCATTATGTGAGAGAAAACCAAGTGCAAAACACTTCAGGGGGTACGGTAAGAAATGCAGTCGAATTAGGAACAAACGCCTCATTCATGGGAAACTCAGTTCAATCTTATAATCAAGGGGTTAACAATAGCCATGCTATACAATGGTTTATTTGTGATAAATCAGATATTTATCCAGAAGAAAATATTCAACTATTAGAAAATATTAGTGGAATATGAGAACGGAAATACTACTCAATAATGCTGATGCAAGTGCTACTCAAATAGGAAGTTTTCAGATAGAAAGCGGTCAAGATATGCGTTGGATGTTGTCTATTGTTAGTAGTGGATTAGATGGTATTCCTAGAATATACGTAGAAGAAAGTGCTGACAATATTACTTGGGATGCATTAGATAATAATGATCCAAGTGGTGTATTAGATTACTTCCCAATGAATGACAACTCTATAAGTATTAGAGATTCATATTTCATGGGCAAATCAATCAGAATAAGAGTAGAGCCAAGCGGAAATACAACCGGTTTAATATCTGCTAAATTAGTAGTAAAGACTAAATCAAATTAGATGGCTAAGAGTTACGATTTAAGGAGGGAATTACAAGTTGCCGACATGGTTACTCTAATCGATGAAATTAAAAAGAATCGGTTAAGAGGTCCTAAT